CGTTGCCCCACGAGGAGCAGCGCTCGAAGCGGGTCGACCGGCTGCCGTCGGCCTTCAGCAGACGCACGACGAGGGTGCCCGGAGTAGGCAGGCCCCATTTCTTGTTGCTTGGCACCGGGTCGCCTTCGACGAAGACCTCGACGATGCCGTAGAGGTTGCGGATGCTGTAGCCGCCGGCGCGTGCGAAGACCTTCTTGCCGACCATCGGGTGGCCGTTGGCGACCTCAAGGCGGGCCTTGCGAGCGAGATCCCATGCCTCGCTCATCTCCTGCTTCTGCGCGTCTATGCGACTTTTGTACGTGGCGTTGACTTCGGCCTCGACGGCGCGACTCGTGATGCCGATCTGCTCTCGCAGCGCATCCATTTGCCGGTTCAGATTTTCGAGCCGGGCGCGGGATAGAACGTCGTAGTGCTCCCTGCGTTCGCTTTGAAGGGCCTGCAACGCTCGATACGCGGCGCGGGCTTTATCCTCCAACTCGGTAACTTCTTCGGGGGTGAACATGATTGCCTCTCCAGTTGATTGCGTCCCATACCCTCCCCTCGGCGGTCACACAGGGCGGGGTTGTTCGCCGCCATGCGCCCAGTCGCCACGATGGGATTCAGGAGAGGGTTTCGGCCCGTCGCCACGGGCCTCGTCAGTGGGTCAGTCGAGCAGCGCCAAGGCAGCCTTGAACGCTTCGGTCTTCAGCGCGTCGCCGGCACCGAACTCGGCGCTGTCCATCCGGTTGTCCGGGCTGCGCGAGCGCTGGTAGTGGTCGACGTACTCGGTCACGCCGTTCACCAGCCCCCACGCGGTGCCGGCCACGCCGGGCAGGTTCGCACCGCGACCCTTGCCGCCGAACAGCGCGAGCACGGTCTGGTAGCCGATCGAGTCGACGACCTTGCTGTTGCGAACGATCTGCGCCGCGTTCTGCGGTGCCGCGACTCCGCCCATCAGCTGCAGCGTCAGCAGCTGCGCCTCCTCCGGGCTGATCTCGCGCTTGGCCAGCTCGCGCGCCTGCGCCATGAAGCGAGCGAAGGCGACCGGCGCGACGCCGAGCTGGCGCTTGACCTTCGCCTCGTCGAACACGCTGCGGTGGCTCACCTTGACCATCGAACCGTTGGTCTCCTGCATCGCAAACCCGAGCGTGTTCGAGCAGACGACGCGCTCGCTCACGCCCTTGGCGATCGTGTTCATCGAACCGTCGCACGCGGTCGCCAGCAGCAGCCGCGCGCCAACGAAGTCGTTCCGCACGACGTTGTCGCCAGCGCCAACATCGGCCTGCGCCCAGAACTTCTTGCCCCCGTGCAGCACGCCCGCCGTGGTCATCCTGAACCCCGCCTCGCGGATCAGGTCGGCGAAGAAGCTCAGCACCTCGCGCGGCTGAACGACCTGAAACGAGTCGCTGACGACCGCGAGCGGGGCCTTGGTGTCCGAGCGAAGCAGGACGTGGTAATCAGGCCAGACGGTCGGCGCGGCGACGTCTTCGCGCGAGGTGGCGAACCGCACCTTGCTGCGCTGGATCGTCCAGTCCATCCCGGCGGCCTTCTCCCAGACTTCGATCGGGGCATCGTCGGGCATCGCCTCGCCGAGGCCGTGCCAGATCGCGTTGCGGTCGCCGGTGAATGCCATCGCGGCGCGGCCCTTGGAAAAATCGATTGCGTGTGCCATTTGGGGTCTCCCTGTTGGCGTACCGGGAGCGGCCCGGCGTTGACTCATCGGTGCGAGAGCGACTCGCAGACAGGCCCGCGTGGGGCCTGTTTCGTCATCACCGGTTCAGCGCCCGGTGCCAGCTGGCCAGATACTCGGCTTCCCGCTGCGCCGTCGACGGGTCGTAGAAGGGCCGGCCTGTGAGGAACTCGCCGCCGGGCCCGGTCACCGTGTACCGGCGGGAATCCCTGTTGCCGTCGGTCTCCCAGACCTCGACGACGAACGGGAAGGCCGGGCCGGCGCTATGGGCCTGAATGCCGGCGTTGTTCGATAGATGTCCCATGTCACTCTCCTGTCGCTTCGGTGATGGCCGTGAGCAGCCGTTCGCGCTGCGAGAAGTTGCCAGCAAGCCGAGCGTATTCCGCCGCCTCTCGCAAGGCGGTCAACATGATCGGAGCGGCCCGCATCAGCCGCGCGTTCGCCTTGGCCTCGTACCAGCCGGCCATCTTGTCTTCGCGGGCCAGTACCTTGACCGCCGCGATCTGTTCGCCACTGGGCGCGTCGATGCGGGAGCTATCCCGCTGCGTGTCCGACACGTTGACGTGTACGGCCCAAGGGCCGGGGGTGTGCTTGTCCATGTCAGTTCTCCTTCAGCGCAGCTTCAAAGCCTGCAGGATGTCGAAGCGGAGCTGGCCAGCGCCGAGCTCTCTGTACAGCGACTGCGCGTCGTTCTTGGCCACGGCATCGAGCACCTTGCGCAGCGTCCGTTCGAGGCTGTTGCGTTCGGCGACGAGCTTGTTGTATTCGGAGCGGGGGATCATGTCAGTCTCCGGTTTCAGAGGGTGATGGTGATTTTCTTGACGAGGCGCAGCGGGTCGCCGGTCTCCGAGGAGACAACGCCACGGTGATCTGCTTCCCACCCGTCGACGGTGGCCGTGTCGTACACGTTCACGTTCGCCTCGGCGATTTTGTAGTATTTGCCCCAGTCGGCCTTGACCCGCTTCGCGGCAGCCTTGGCGGCAGCCTCGGGGGTGGCACCGTAGGCCCACGACGAGCCGGCACCGATGAACACGATGCCGCAGAAGTCCTTGTCTTTCATGTCTGCCTCCCAGCAGTGCGATGCGACAGTTGCATCTGGCAGCGCCCCGTTGGGCGAGACGCTGCGGGCTGCAATATCAGGGTGTTTCCAAAGATCCAAGAGGCGTTATCTCCGCCTCTACCCTCGCGCTCCCCGATCAGTTGGCTCCGAATCGGCTCTCAGCGGTCTGGCCAGTGCGCCTCGGGTTTCCCCCTAGATCAGCGTCCAGCTGGTGCCCCTTTTGTATCCCGCTGGCCCTTCGCGGCCCGGCTAGTAGCGCCGGAGACCAAAGCATGACACATTGTGTTGACACGCTACAACTCCTTGATTTGTAAGGGAAATAATACTTGACTGAATCGTGCGGGTTTTACAGGGCCGCAATTTTGTGCCCGCCACGAGTTATGCCGGGCCCGTGGCCCTCGGTCTGTGCGTTGGCGCACACTGGCGGGCCTATTTTTGGGGCCCGACTTGCGCTATCGCCCCTCTCAGGGAAAATCTCGACTCGTACGCGCCCGAATCCCCTCTGAAGGAATGCTCTGTGCCCGCTGGTCGCCCGTCCACTTACACCGTCGAGCTCGCCCGTGAGATTTGCGAGCGAATCGCCCACGGCGAGGTGCTGAACCAGATCTGCCGCGACGAGCACATGCCTGCGCGGCCGACGGTCATAGGCTGGCTGCGCGCGCACCCCGAGTTCGATGCCGAGTACATCCGCTCGCGCGAGCAGATGATGGACATCTGGGCCGAGGAGGTCGTGGAGATCTCCGAGGACGGCACCAACGACTGGATGGAGCGCGAGATCGCCAACGGCCGGGTCGTCACCGTGACGAACGCCGAGGCCACGGCACGCTCGAAGCTGCGCGTCGACTCGCGCAAGTGGCTCCTATCGAAGCTCCGGCCCGAGACCTATGGCGATAGCCAGCGGATCGATCTCAAGGGCAAGATCACCCTATCGGAGAAGGAGATCGACGGCCAGCTCGCCGCCTTGCTGCTGAAGGCGACGGCGAAGAAGGGCGACGCCGAATGAGTGCGGTGCTCGACGAGCTGCGGCACGTCGACCTGAAGACGCTGTCGAAGGCCGACAAGCTGCAGCTCATCGAGCTGCTCGCCACGCGTGAGCGGCTGATCGCCGAGAACCAGCTCGCGCGATACAGGCCCTACCCCAAGCAGGCAGAGTTCCACGCCGCTGGCGGCTTCGCCGGCGTGCGCGAGCGCCTGCTGATCGCCGGCAACCAGCTCGGCAAGACGTGGTCAGCCGGCTTCGAGGTCGCCATGCACGCGAGCGGCCTGTACCCGGACGACTGGCGAGGCAAGCGCTGGAAGCGGCCCGTGGTCGGATGGGCCAGCGGCGTGACCGGCGAGAGCACGCGCGACAACCCGCAGCGGATCCTGCTTGGACGCGTCGGCTCGTGGGGCACCGGGTCGATCCCGGCGATCGCCATGCAGCCGATCGACAAGTCGATCATCCGCAGCTCGCACGGCGTGGCCGACGCAGTCGATCACGTCAAGGTCAAGCACGTCAGCGGCGGCACCTCGCTCATCTACTTCAAGCACTACTCGCAAGGCCGCGAGAAGTGGCAGGGTGAGTCGCTCGACTTCGTCTGGTTCGACGAGGAGCCGCCCGAGGACATCTACAGCGAGGGCCTGACCCGGACGAACGCGACGAAGGGCATCACGTTCATCACCTTCACGCCTTTGTTGGGTATGTCGAACGTCGTGAAGCGGTTCCTGCTCGACAAGCAGCCCGGCACGCACGTGACACAGATGACGATCGAGGACGCGCTGCACTACACCCCGGAGGAGCGCGCGACCATCATCGCCAGCTACCCGGCGCACGAGCGCGAGGCCCGCACGATGGGCATCCCGATCATGGGCTCGGGGCGCGTGTTCCCGGTCGAGGAGGGGGCTTTCAGCGAGGGCCGCATCGAGATCCCGCACTACTGGCCGCGCATCGCCGCGCTCGACTTCGGATGGGATCACCCGACGGCCGTCGTCTGGCTCGCATGGGATCGCGACAACGACGTGATCCACCTCTACGACTGCTACCGCGTGCGGCAGGAGTCGGTGCTGATCCACGCCGAGGCGATCAAGGCGCGCGGCGCATGGATCCCCGTGGCATGGCCGCACGATGGTCGCAACGAGACGGCACAGGCTCAAGGCGTGAGCCTGTCGGCGCAGTACCGCAAGCGCGGCGTCAACATGACCCGCGACGCAGCGACATGGCCCGACGGCAGCAACGGCGTCGAGGCAGGCATCATGGACATGCTCGACCGCATGCAGACCGGTCGACTGCGTGTCGCCTCGCACCTGTCGGACTGGTGGGAAGAGTTCCGTATCTACCATCGCGAAGACGGCAAGCTGGTGAAGAAGGGCGACGACCTGATGAGCGCCACCCGCTACGCGATCATGATGCTGCGCAAGGCGGACGTGATGCCCAGCACACTGCCCAAATACGAAACCGTCGGCTACGGCGTGCTGGACGCCGAGACCGGCTTTTAACTGGAGAAGAACCATGCTGACCATCGGACGCATCGTCATCGTTCATCAAAGCGGCAACGAGATCCCCGCCATCGTCACCGAGGTCAACGGCACCTCGTGCTGCGTGACCGCCTTCCCGCCGCGCCGCAGCCCGGTCACGATCCTCGACATGCCTTGGTTCCGCGCCCGGCACGAGGCTCTCGAATGGCTCAGCGCGCAGTCAGCACAAAATACGCACGTCGGCTACCTGCCGTACAAGGGCGACGAGGCCCTGCCGGTCGACTCGCTCGCGCAAGTCAGCTCGGCGCTGGCCGACAACGACGCCGAGCTGCGCCAGCTGGTCGAGCGCGTGGGCACCGAGCCCGCGCCGACCCACGACTTGCAGGATGCCGAGATCGGCAGGACACTCCCGCCCATCCGGGGCGTGCTGACCGTGCCGCTCGACCCGCTCATCTTCGGAACGAAACCATGACCTTCCTCCTCGGCCTATTGCTCGGTGCTGCCCCGTTCCTCGTCTGGCCGACGCTGGGCGGGCGGATCCGCGAGACCGTGCTCGCCGGCATCAGGGCGAAGAAGGAGTAACCGGTGGCCAATGCCGTTGCAGCCTCCTTCCCCATGTTGCCGTCCTCGGCAGACGTGGGCGGCGACCCCTCTGTCGAGCTGACCGAGGAGGAGCAGGAACAGGTCGACCGGCTGCAGCGCTTCGGCGCGGAGCTGGCCAAGAGCCGGCGCTCCGCGATCGAGGCGCGCGCGGCCTCCGGCGTCGAGCGGCGCTGGATCGAGGACGACGACGCCTATCACGGTCGAGACGGGATGAACGCCCGCACCGACATGGTGATGACCGTGGCCGGCGAAGCCCGCCCAGCGAGCCGCGCCGGCGCAGCGCCCAGCCGGGCCACCACGTTCGTCCAGCTCACGCGCCAGAAGACGAACGCGGCTGCCGCCCGGCTCAGCGACATGCTGTACCCGGCCGACGATCGCAACTGGTCGATCTCGCCCACGCCCGTGCCCGAGCTGTCCCGCCTGCTCAAGGAAGAGGGCGAGCGCGACTTCGTCGACCCGCAGACCGGCGGCCCCCTACCACACCCGGTCGAGGAACGGAACATCCAGCTGAAGGACTTGGCCGTCGAGCGCATGGCGCAGGCGACCGAGCAGTCGAACGCGATGCAGCGCGAGATAGACGACGCGCTGGTGGAGTGCCAGTACAACTACGAGGGCCGCAAGGTGATTGCCGATGCGGCGCGCCTCGGCTGCGGCATCCTCAAGGGCCCGCTGATCATCAACCGGACGAAGAAGAAATGGGGCAAGCAGCAGACGGCCGACGGCAAGGCCGTGCATATGCTGGAGATCGTCGAGCAGACCCGCCCGGCCAGCGTGCGCGTCGACCCGTGGAACTTCTTCCCTGACCCGAGCTGCGGCGAGGACATCCAGACCGGCTCGCATACGTGGGAGCGGGAGTACGTCGCCGGCCGCGAGCTGCGCAGGCTCGCCCGCACCGAGGGCTACCTGTCGGGCCAGATCAACGAATGCCTACGCGAGGGCCCGCAGCACTACACGGCCGCCGGCGCGTACAAGCCCGAGAGTCGCGGCGACGGGGAGTACCAGTCGCCGACCGTCTTCAACGACTCACGGTTCGAGATCTGGACGTACGTCGGCGAGGTGACCCGCGAGCAGCTGATCTCCACCGGCGCGCTCGACGCAGGCGACACCGACGACTCAGCGCCCGACAGCCACCTCGACCTGATCAGCGCCGTGGTCGTGCTCTGCAACGAGCGCGTCATCAAGGCGATGATCAACCCGCTCGACACCGAGGATCTACCCTACGACGTGTTCATCTGGGAAAGATCTCAGGCAG